ATACATTTACCTTTTTTATTAGTCATTTGTTTCTTAGGAATACCATAATGACCATTAATAGCCATTAATAGTACATCACACATATCATCTTTCTTACCAGAAGTTTCTAGCTGATTTAACCATTTATCACACTCATCTTTCAAAAATTTATTTTGTAAAAACCATTTTGAATATTGAATGCTCAACCATTTTCTCTTAGCATAACTCCCTTTTAAATTACATTCTATTAATGGTCCAGTATACGCCTTTAATTTTTGAGCTGCTCTTACAAATCTTATTGTAGTAGTCGTATTATAATATAGTTCAACTAATTTGCCATATAAAATATGTGAAGTAAATTTCATCTTTTGGTTAACTTTAGGCTGTAACTCTATTAATACTTGACTTACTTGACTAAATACATCTATATTTGTATCATATATAGATTGTAATCTTGTTAACACTATTCTAGCAATATCTTGTAATAAATAATCATTGACAGCCTTTTTTTTAAAAATATACTTTTTATCTATTTGTTTTCCCGTGATTAAATCTTTAGGAAAGTGTGTTTTACAACAATGATTTTGATTACCGTCTTTAATATATTTGAACCCGCATTTTTTACCACATACTTTACCATTCTTTTGAATCCCGTTACAAATATAATCATCTACATCTAATGTATTATAAGTGTCCCATAAATGAATCTTATATGTAGCTATATCATGCTTATCACCCGCACTCATAATACACATGGCTAAATTCCTTAAACCAACATCTATTGTTAGTATCATTAACAATAGATATTATTTTAATTTTAACTTAATAACGTATTCTTTCTACTCATTTTTAATCATTTTAGCCAATAATAGAAGTCCACCAAGTAATGATATATTAGCCCAAAATGGTATAGACTTTTTATAACTACTTAAATCTGGGAAATGATAAACTAACGTAGCTAATATTGTGAAAACTATTAACGCAATAACACTATAATATGCCTCCTGTTTATAATTTCCAGTAAAAGCATAATATATAATAATAAGAGGTGCTAAGACCTCTACTAAAATAACTATTACTATAGCTAAATTATATAAATTATCAGACATATCATATTGCACCTTTTGTTTTAAACTCTCCACTACACTACTGAACCCAGACAACTTATTAATACCAGATAATAAAAACATAATAACTAATAAGCTTGATATCATAAACTTATTCTCTAATGTATCTGTTATATTAGACATTCTATAATATAACAGAATATAATTTTTTATCACAATTATTTATCACAATTATTATAATTTAGAAACAATATTCTCCTTTCTTCTGCTATAAGAATAATAAAAATAAACAACTATACTGATTATTAATATAACTGTCACCATATATAACTTACGAAAATATTCATACCATGTCTGTCTCCTGTACCTATTTTTAATAGGTATACATTTAGATTCATTTATAATTTCATAATCTGAATTGTCTTCAACAAAATATATATCAGGACAATCACATGGTTCAACACATTCTAAATTATCAACAAACAATTCTTCACCTTCATCCTCTATTTCTATATCACTTGTATCATCTGTATCATCTGTATCATCTGTATTATCTGTATCATCTGTATCACTATTAGCTCGTGTGTCATTGTCTTCCACCATTTCATCATCGCCATAGTTATTTAATTCATTTTCTATTTGACGCTTAATTTTTTTACGTATAGAAGCAACCATATGACTTGATTGTGAAGATGAATCACTTGAATATGTGTCTGTATCTGTATCTATATAATTATTACTATTATTAGATATATCACCGTCATAAATATCCGACATCTGTTTAACCTTATTATAACTAAATAAAAATTATTTTTATAATAATCGTACCCTAAATATGTTTTCTTTGAAAAAACTTTGTAACTATTTTTATTAACTGTTTTAAAAAACTTTCTTTTTTACATATTCTATCATTTATATCATACTCTATTACTATAATCTCATCATTGAAATGTACAGTCTTTAAATCATTCATTATTATTTATCAAGTTAATGATTTTTTTATATGTACGCACATGCGGTAAATTTTATTTATTGGTTAATGATATTATATTAAACTATGAATGAATTCGAAAGACTCTCGCTACGAAAATTTAAAATAAAAGGTATAGTTCCCAACGCTACTGTCTTATTATTAGGTAGAAGAAGAAGTGGAAAGAGTTTTTTAGTAAGAGATATTTTTTACCATCACAAAGAAATACCACTTGGCTTGATTTTTTCTGGTACAGAAGAAGCCAATCCTTTTTTTGGAGATTTTATACCTGATTCATTTATTCATTCTGAATATAACCCAGAATTAATTGAAACCATGTTAACAAAACAATCTCATAAAGTAAAAAAGGCTAGAAACAACGGTCATGCTGATACAGACGGCCTTACACCTTCAAATAGAGCTTTTGTAGTACTAGATGATATGTTACACGATGCTGCCGCATGGAAAAAAGAAAAGACTATTCAAAGTATATTTTTCAATGGTCGTCATTACAATATTTTCTTTATCTTAACTATGCAATACCCTCTTGGTATTCCACCAGCCTTACGTAGTAATATTGACTACGTATTTGTGTTTAATGAACCTAGTATTAAAAATCGTAAAAAAATTTATGATGACTATGCTGGTATGATTCCAAGTTTTGATCATTTCTGCAATATCCTCGATTCATGTACTCAAAATCATGAATGTTTAGTAATAAAAACATCTGGTAATAGTACTGATTTAAGAGACCAAATTTTTTGGTATAAAGCTAATAAACATGACCCATTTAGAGTAGGACATCCTAAAATTTGGAAATATCACGATTTACATTACAATGAAAAATATGATACGCAACGCGATGTAGAAAAAGAAGAAGTTGATAAACTTCGTAAGAAGTTTGCCAAAACAAAAAAATTAAAAATTATCGTTAACCGTCAAGGCGACGCACTTGAAGCCATTGAAGAATCTGAATAATCATTTTGTAAAAATTTTAGTATCATCGTCGATATTATCCTCTAATATGATAGTATCTATATCACTCTTATAATGTTCAAAAGAACATTTATCTTTTGACCCATAAAATTCACAAGTAGGATTTTTACATCGTGGAATATAATCAAACATCTTATATTGTAAATCATCATAAAAGTAACATTTCCTATTTAATTGTCTGTAGTTAATATGATGTTTTGTTTTTGTATGTTGGTTGAAATTCCATGAAATATACTTTTTACCACAATGACATAGTTTTAATTTTTTATTATCATCTGTTACTGTTTTATTATATTCTTCAATATCTATATTATCATATTTCATGATTTATTATAATATAAATTGATTATTTGATTTTTCATTTTTCATTTTTTTAAAAACTGATGATTCTCTATGTAATTATTATATCTAATCAATTCCTCGCACTTATTAACATATTTGTCCAATAAATACAAATCCAACCAACTACTTCCGTACTTGTATTCATCATTTAGTAATCTTTCCGCCTTAGAAATATACAGTTGCAACTGATTATCAATTGACTCCTTAATATCATATTTCTTATACAAAGAAATACGGTCACAATATTCTTGATATGTTTCTTGATTCATTTAGATATTGTCTTTATATTAATTAAAAATAATTTAAATTCATTTTTTTGTTTGTTAATTACAATAGATAATGGAAAGCACATTTACAGAATCAGGTATAATCTTACCAAATTTTCAAGGTTTAGAACTTTCATCTGCATCTAAATTAAGTCTTGATAAATTTGCCAAATATATGGATAAAATATTTCTTGAAGATTTAACATCTTTACATCCAGAGTTAGGTACATGTACTCTGTATTCACATTTTATATCAGATTATTATATAACTATTGACTTTAATACCTTTTCATATGTTGTACCTAACCATATATCTGATAAATTACATCAATGTAAAACTAATAGAAATATTCGATTTTATGTTTTACCGATAGTCTTTAAATTTAATGAGTCTGATTCACATGCAAATGTCCTAATAGTTGATAATAAAACTAAAACCATCGAGATGTATGAACCACACGGTTCAAAATTTTTATCTAAGGACATTTTTTATGATTTAGAATATCATATTCGTAACTTAATTAGTCATATTTTATCTAGAAGAACACATTTTATATTTAAAAATGTTCACTATAAATGCCCTATAGGTTTTCAAACGAAACAATCTAAACTAAATAAAAACACAGGACATTGTGTGGCATGGACTTTATTTTTCATACATGTTAGATTGTATAATTTAGACTTAAGTACATCTAAAATAGTAGACTATTTTGACAGTTTTGAACCAGAAAAACTTGATACATATATAAGACAATATATCACTTTAATAGATAAACAAACAAAAGGAACTAAAAAATTTTATAAAGATGCATATATAAATTTTAATCTTAATCTTAAAGAAGAACAATATGTAAAGGAACTAATACAAACTAAAACTAAACAATATTTCGATAATTTAGACACTAATATACATTCATATAGTGGTCTTCCATTTCATGAAGTAAATAAAATTTTCAAAGAATTTATTAAATATAGTAAGTTTGATTTTTTCCACAATTTATATTTCAAAACAGTGGAAGAATTTTTTAACCGTTAATTATATTAAAATTTAATTTATTGTTTTAATATAAGGAATATGGATAAAACACAAGACATATTAGATATATTATTTAAACCAAGTAAACTAGACTATCTCAAATCATTAGAAAATGTTTCTACAGACTCTATAATTGATGTTAATGATAATATGATTCTTCCAAATTTAAAGTTAGTAAATCCATCAGATTCTATTTATCTAAGAGAAGATATATTTTCAAAATATCTTGATAAAATAATTGTTGATTCATTTCAACATTATGGTAACCAAATTTGTCTTTTACAATCTGTATTTTATACAGACTATTTTATAACTATTGATTTTATAGATTTCTTATACAAAATACCTAATATTCTATTATCTTCTATTAATAAATGTAAAAACAATCCTTCTATTAGATTTTACGTGATACCAATTAGACTTAATTTAACATACACGGCTGCGCATTCAAACGTTGTTATTGTAGATAATCTATATAAGACAATAGAATTCTTTGAACCCCATGGTAGTGTATTTAGAGGTTTTCATGTTCCTAAACCATATAACATAGAAAATCATATCAAAATTTTATTATCAAGATTATTTCCTATTCGTTCTCAATCATATACATATAAAAACGTACAAAATAGTTGTCCTATAGGACTACAAGGACAACAAAGTTTAATTAACCCTGGTAGTGGACACTGTTTAGCATGGAGTTTACTATTTGTACATACAAGAATAAATAATTTATTCTTAAGTCCAGAATATATTATTAACTATTTCAATCATAATTTTAGTCCAATGGATTTAGACATGTATATGAAACGATATATTTCTTTACTTGAACAAACTACATACAATATCCATACAAAAACACGACCTAATTTTAAATATCAATTAAACTTATCTTCTGATGAAAAAATACATATATCTAATAGAATTAAATCATTAACAGAACAATACTTATTAGAATTAACAAGTGAAAAGAATAAAAATCTTATTAATCAAATATTTGAAGAATTAATCTCTTATCATAAATTTCCATATTTTAATGATATTTTCTTTAAAACAGTAAATGAATTTATGGAAGATTTTGCATATGAAGTAGATACTGATACTGATTCAGAAAGTTCTTATCATAGTACAGAAGAAGAAATTATCCCAACAAAAAGAAAACTATCTGACTCTGATGACATCTTTGATGATAAAAAAATAAAGACACACAAAGAATTAAGTCCTTTGTCTTTATTATTCAACGAAATGAATCAAAATAATTTAAATGATAAAGATACTAATACAACAGATACTAATACAACAGATACTAATACAAAAAAAGAAAAACCATTTATAGATACAACTAACTTGCGTGATAATAATGTTGATATAGAAAGTAGTTTAGACAGTGACACTTTTAGTGACACAGAAAGTGAATTTAATTTATATGACTCTGACGAAGACGAACTTAGGAATTTGTATAATACATTTAAATAGTGATTGTTTACCCAAAATTATTTTTATAAAATATTATAAAAATAAGAAAATCAATCGATGTTTTTAAAGAATTATGTAAAAGCATGACATTTTAGTAATAAATTTTTGCGTAAGGGAGGGAGGTTTTTTTTGGTTATTTTTGATTTTTCGAATCCCCGAATAAAAAAAAACAGTTTTGATCTTAAATTTGTCAAAAAATTTTCAAATTGGAGGGTCTGAAAATCAAAAATAACCAAAAAAAACCTCCCTCCCTTACGCAAACATATTTTTGTAAAATTATTCAAAATACAAATTTTAATCGATAAATCATATATTTTTATTAAAAAGTGTATTTTTATTACTAAATCCTTGCGTAATTACTCAAAATATTTATCGATGTTTTTATAAAATATTTAAAATGAATGCATAAAAATAAGATTTATTATTGTCTTTTTAAATTTTAGTACTAAAAGTTTGCGTAATTTGGATAAAATTAAATTATTAGTAAGATATAATAATGATATTTAAGTGTAATTTATGTAACAATGAATTTAAGAAAAAACAGTCTTTACAAGTTCATTTAAATGAAAGAAGATGTAAGTCTGATTTGTTAGATAACTTATATAAATTGCATGAATATATAGAAAGTTTAAAAGTTGTGTCTTCCAGTCAAAATATCAATCAGTCTATTATCGGTGGTGAAAATAATACATATATAAATGTTAAAATAGAAATTAACCCTATAACTAAGCTAGATATATCTCACATTGAACCAGAAAAGATGAAGAACTTGATAGAAAAATATGATGACGATAATACACAAAAAAATCCAGAAAAATTAAATTTGTTACTGACGGATTATATAAAAGACGTTATATGTGATCAAGACCATCCAGAAAATCATGCTGTTAAATATATTAAAAAGAAACCCCCTACATATAATTGTTTTATAGAAGACACTGAAGGTAATACAGTAACTGTTATAAAAGGATTAAAAGATACATGTGAATTATTGTCAGATCCTATGTTGAATACATTAAAAACAAAATTAAAACAATTCTTACAAAGATATAAAGAAGATGAAGAATTTGATTATTCATTATATGAAGATGCTATTAAACAACTAAGAAAAGAATTAAATAAAGGTGCCGTTAAAAAAGCATTAAGTTCTGTATTACAAAATGATATACTCAATAATATTCAAATGAAATTGAATATAAGTGCTAATAAAAAATAAGTTAACTTTTTAAAATTTAAATTTCATTAACTTTTATAATTCCTTCGTCAATTAATCTTAAATATGTTCTACTACCAACTTTAACACGTCTTTTTGTTTCTGGATTTATTATCCAATCTTCTAAATTTCTTTTTAATGATTTACATTTATTCTTTATAATATTTAAATCATCTGTATTTATATCTCTTCTACATAAAGAACATATATTTCCATTATTTGAAGTATGTATATCCAAACATTTTATATGAAAAGAATGTTTACATGCAAGAGTAATAATTTCATTACAAAGTTCACCTGTATCAAAGCATATATTACACTTATAATCTTTAGTGATAAATGAATTGTAATCTATTTCTTCATCTTCATTTGCAAAATTGTCCTTATAATCTATATACTGATAATGTTGTTCTAATCTATGTATTATGTTTTCATAATTAATTATATAATTATCTATTTCAAAACATCTTGTATATCGTGGTCCGTATGGATACTCTTCTAATAATGATGTTAATTCGTTAAAAATATCTTCTACATAAACCATTAAATAATTATGAATAAATGTTGTAAATATAGTAGGTTGTGAGTAATCTTGTATATATCTTAATAAACATGTTTTCCATGATTGATATAATACATATTCTGTATAACTAGGGTCATCTCTACCACCTGGTTCATATGTATACGGATTATTATCAAAAAAACTATGAAATGTTAATAAAATAGTTTCAATACCCATTGAACTTGTCCATTTTTCATTATCACTTGGCCATGTGTTTAAAATAGTACTACAACATTTACCATCTTCATACATATTTGGATGAATTCTAACACCGTCATAATTAACAAACGTTACTTTAGGTGGAGAATGTGGATAATCTTCTGGTAAATCAAAATTTAAACGTATAAATTTATGTCTATATACTGAATCATACGGACATTTAATAATAGCTTGAACTTTATTCATGTTTACTTCGTCAAATGCAACTAGATAATCATTTTCTAATAATGGTTTTTTATTTTGTTCTATAATTAGTTGCCGAATTTCTTTTAACAATCTTTTATTCATAATAATTTATTATATATTAATTTTAAATATATTTACTATTAGTAATGTACATGTTATTAATTATCATTTTTTTTATTGTAAGTGTCTTTTTAATGCTAGGAATGTTGGTGGCTACGCGCGAATTAACTAAATCTCATATAGAAATTCGTAAATCTAAAATACATAATAGAGGGGTATTTTCTACTAAATATATTAAAAAAGGAGAAATTATAGAAATTGTACCATTAATATCTTATATATCATTAAATAATATAAGAAAAAGTAAATT